AAATCAGTGTGACTGTCAAGCCTTTTGGATCCACTGCGACGCGCTCGCGGCTGGTTGTGTCTGCTATCACGGTTGCGGAGTACTTCATATAACCTTGGTGTTACATGTTTTGCAATGCACGGCCGTGAATCCTTTAAGCGAAAGTGAACCGCCGCCCGTGGACCTTGCGGAGTGAATAGATAGATGAATCGGTACCCATCCCGTGGACTTGCCCACAGTAAAGTGCTTTTTATCCCCAGCCTGTAGGTTATTCCACTCCCATCCCTCGCGGATAATTCCGACCATGCGATGGCCCTCATGTCCGATAAGTTCGGGGATCAATTGAGAATTGTCGCGCGCCTTTTCACGTTCGGCGCGGCTCATTGCATCCCATTTTTGCTGTGTCATTTTCATACGCCGTAGCCGATTAATCGCATACCGTCACACAGTGGTAGGCTTGAATCATTACGCCTATCGTAGACGTACGATACCCCCTTGCGGCGTACGACACTGATTGCCGGTGGTAGATAGCGCGTCATGCGCTCGCGGGTCGTTACTGTGTCCCACCCATCAGTATTAAGCGTAATATCACCATTTTGATGATAGGTGACAATATCTGTATTGTGTAGGCGGTAGGCGCGGCGGCCGTCGGGATAATTAATCTCGAGGGTGTTGTTTGCTACCCTGCGGGATATCTTTGCGGCGCTCGTGTCCTTTTTGAACAGGCCTACATATACTTGGAATTGACCGGCGCGCGTGATCGTTGCGAATAGCGGGCCGTGTTCTGTTAGAGTGGCCGTAATCTCGCGCTCGAATTGTGATTGAGTCAATGCCGGCTCATTATCGGCACCAAAGCCGGATGAATCGACAAAAAGCTCTTTAATGAGTGTGTAACCCTTGGCGTTCATTGTGTCCTCGGTGCAGATTTTCGCACCAAAAACTTTACTCCATGTTTGCGTGTTTATTTTCATATTTAATTGTGAATGAACGGCGGCACTAGCAAGCGCCGGCGGTGCTTTGTAATGCACCGCGGTCCGCTATCCTGAGTAAAGCTATGCAATGTCGAAAGTTGCAGGGATAGCGGACCGCGGGGCGCTACGCGCTCGCGGGGAATTCGGGTACACCAGCGGCTTCTAAAAGCTCTACGTCGCTCGGATCGATATAGGGGATAAGTGATTGTAATTCGGCCAGTTCACTGAGGCTTATACGCTGTGCGCGGAGTTCGGCGCGCAGGTATTCGAGGCGGGCTTTTACGTCGTTTGTCATATTTCTACGCGTTTAAACTCATAAAGACGAGAATAAGAGCGAAAAACGCGCACAATAGAATGAATTGCGCAATATATTCGAGTGTATTGCGTATTGCTTTGCGGCGGGCGGTTAGCGGGCGGCGGGACTTAAGATCGAGAACGTGGGACATGGTTTTTAAGGGTTAACGGTTAATATTTAGTAGTGTAGCGTATATATATTGTATGTCTAGTGTTGGTAGTGGATAGTTATCCACTATATAAGAAAAACGAGGGTTTTAGCCGTTTTTTGGGTATTAAAGAACATGAAACGTGGGGGGTGTCAATAGAGGCTTGGCTAAGTTGAGCCATTTTTGCGGAATTCATTTTTGGGGCACGGGCGGCTATATAATACTACACAATCTTAATCGCAACCCTTTATTTTTTTTTTTTTCTTTTTCAATGTATTATATAGGGGTAGGAGGGCAACACGCGCGCACGCAAAATAGCGCCAAAGTTAGCCCCCGCGCCCTTGACACGCCGTGGTATAATAAAAATATGCAAACATTACAAGAGTTGTTGAATGAAGTGGTGCGCGTGAACGCGCCCACGCGCGCGGACGATGAGATCGCCGCAATTTTCTATGAGTTGCACGGTGTTATTCCCTCACTCGCGCGCATAAGCGCCGCGCGCCGCGCGCTTGGTATTGCGCGGACCTATAAACAGCGCCGGGATATCGCGCGCCGCCGCCGTGCTACATTTAAATAAATGAGCAAGCCTATTGATCCTGTTGAAAATGTAGTGAAGCGCGGCCGGCGCACCGGCACTTTGAATAAAAAAACGTTACAAAAAATGCTTGCACTTGAGCAGGTGCGCGCGATGGTTGCATTTGATATTATCCCCATCACTGAAGCGCTTATTAAAAAAGCAAAAGACGGCGACGTCAACGCGGCGCGCGAGTTGTTTGATCGCGCATACGGGAAAAGCGTGCAAGGCCTTGGCTTCATTGATGAGAAAGGCAAGGTATTGCCGCAACCGATTATGAATATCACGTTAGCGCCCGCGCCAGATCCCGCGCGCGCCGCGCTTCATGTGCCCTCACACGTGCTTAATGACGATACCCCCGCGGATAGTGGGGCGCGCGTGTTGAGTGAAGCGAGTAGTGTAGAAAAGATAGTGTAAAAAAACACCCCCACCGTATGCCCCCATTTTTTTTAGAGAAAGGAACCCCACGGCAGCCCCCGCGTACAAAAATTCTAATTTTCAACCGCGCTCCACTCTCCGCGCTCCACTAATCATCTTCTGATCCATATTCCAAAAATATAATTTTCAAATTTTAACAACTTGACATAAACCGCGAAACACTTTTTAATACGAACTCCATAAATAAATTTATGTCGTACCAACCAACAACCGCGATGCAAAGAGTTTCCGCACTCACCCGCCGAATACGCGCGGTCCAAGGTGGTTCCTCCGCATCCAAGACCATCAGTATTCTCATGTACCTTATCGCCCGCGCGCAGATGGACACCGAGAGACCAACCACTACCTCAATAGTCTCTGAATCTTTGCCGCACTTGAAGCGCGGCGCCATCCGCGATTTTCTCAACATCATGCGCGAGCACGGCTACTTCAAGGATGAGCGCTGGAACATGTCCGATTTTGTGTACACCTTCGAGACTGGCTCCCGCATCGAATTCTTCTCTGTAGATCAGCCGGACAAAGTCCGCGGTCCACGCCGCGACCGGCTTTTCATTAACGAGGCGAACAATGTTCCCTTGGAAACTTTCGACCAACTTTCAATTCGTACGAATGAATTTATTTTCTTGGACTGGAACCCGACCAATGCTTTTTGGCTGTACACTGAGGTGTGCGGCTGCGCGAACCCTACCACAGGCTGCACCGGTAAGCAGACGAATATCGATCATATTATTCTTACTTACAAGGACAACGAAGCGTGCCCGCCGAACATTATCCAAGATATTGAATCCCGTAGAAATCGAACAGAATGGTTCAAAGTCTATGGTCTTGGCCTTCTCGGAGAAGTTGAAGGAAAAATTTACACTGGTTGGCAAGTGATTGATAAGTTACCATTCACCGCCACCCTCCTCAGGCGCGGCCTCGACTTCGGCTTTACGCACGATCCAACGACCATCGTCAGTGTCTACCGTTACGACGGTGGTTTTATCGTCGACGAAGAATTTTATCAAAAGGGCGCGCTCAACAAAACAATTGCGGACACCCTCAACAATCTCTCCGACCCGCAAACACTCGTCGTCGGCGATTCCGCCGAACCGAAGTCCATTGAAGAAATAAAATTACACGGCGTCAATATTGTCGGCATAGAAAAAAGCAGAGGAGAAACAAAAACAGAAACGTGGACGAAGTGGTCGATCAACCTTGTGCAAGAACAAAAGATTCAGGTCACGCGTCGCAGCACCCACATCCTCAATGAGTATCAGAATTATCTCTGGGAAGTCGACCGCGATGGTAAGTTGATCTACGAAGCGGAGCACACTTATAGCCACACAATGGACGCGATTCGCTATGCATTGGTCTCCATCTTGAAAAAGACAAAAATCTACCACTCCACAGCTTCTCCACTCGCCCCCCTTGCCTACCCTGAAATCGGGTTATAATGAACACAAGCCCGCAAGGGAGCCAAACGGAACAACCATGGCCAAACTCACACTCAATTTTGATAATGTAAGCCAAGAACATCTTGAGCACCAAGATAAATATCGCGAGATTTTCGCCGCGCTTATGACCTCCGGTGGCCTCACCGGCGTGAAGTCGGGGCAGACCGTTATCCACTTCGATATGGATGCCAACTTCATGGGCGTGCAGCTAAACTACTGGCCCTTCCGCAAGCGTAAGCAGTAAGCGCCCATACACACCCACGCATTTGACATCACCACCCCGTAACGCATACTGAAGAAAACCGCCCACCTACACCATAGGCGCGAAAAGAAAAAATCTTTTCATCTATGGCTGAAACAAATCAAGATAGCGGAAAACTCACACTCAATCCCGCGAGCTACACACCCACAGGAAAACTTTTAAAACTTCTCAACGAAAAAAAATCCGGCCGTGAATTTCAGTCACGCAAGCACCCGGACTGGAATGAGAATTACGAACTGTATCGTAATAAAGTAAAAACAAATCGCCTCACGCAGCGCCAGACAGTGAACGTGCCGCTGATGAAAGAGACCATAAAAACCCTCCTCTCAAAAGTGGATGATGCGCCGGATGTTGCTTGGCAAGAAAAGTCAGGCGACGAAATGAAGGAGATTATTTATCAAGAGGTTTGGAACGACGGGTATAAGAATGAAAATCTCGAGACCAAAGATATTATCGATAAGAAAAATGTTTTCCTCTATGGTCTCTCTACGAAAACACTCAACTTAACTTCTAAAGGTGTCTGCGTAAATGTGGAGGATCCTTTCAATATTATTTTCGATCCTTTAATGAATCCCTTGGACATCGAAACTGCGCGCTTCATTATCCAGCAAAATATTTTCCGCCCCTTGCGCGACGTGCTTGTTGACGAACGATACACCACCACCGGACGCGACGCGCTGCGCCATTGGCTCGCATCGGATCGCGGACTTATTCAATCTGCGAAAAATAAAGTTGAATTTGAGAAATCGATTGAACGCCTCAAGGCGATGGGCGTGCAGAACGAAAATTTCGGAGTCTTTGCCGGCGGCGATGTTCTCGTAAATCTCACGCAGCACTTTACTCAACTTTGGGACGATAAAACAAAATCTTTCAAGCGCCACGTTGTCGTGTACGGTGATGACACCATCGAACTCATGGACGATCTTCTCGTGGACTGTGTTGGTATCGAAGAATGGCCCATGGACGTTTGGTATGAGGATCCTGAAGGAAACGATCCGTACCCCGACGGTATCGCCGATCTCGTGCGCACGCCGAATAAAGTTCTCAATGTTTGGTTTTCTCAGCAAGTAGAAAATCGTACACTTCAGAATTTCCAAATGCACTGGTTCGATGCAACCGTGCAGGGCTACCAGCCGCAGACATATGAGCCGGGTCCGGGCCGCATGTTGCCGGCGCCGGGCGATCCAAATAAAACGATCATGCCGGTGCAGGTAAACGGTCTCGATGAAACCATGAAGGCCATGGACTACCTCATCCAAATGGTTGAGCGTGGTACCGGTGCGACCGCACTCGAAAAAGGCGAGCAAACTACCAACGCGCGCACCACTCTGGGCGAAGTTGAACTCCTCGCCGGTAAAGCCGCGGAGCGCGCGAAGACGATGTCGAAATTCTACAAGGCTTCTTGGTACCGCCTCGCGAAGAAGTGGGACAAAATCATGCAGGCAAACAGCTTCCCGAAAATGAAGCTTTATAAAACAGGCATCGATGGAAAGGTGTATGAGAAAATCGTCTACAACGTTGACTGGAAATCGAAGGCTGGCTATGAGCCGACGGTAGAATCCTCCTCGGAACAAGAACAAGACGACATCAAGACGATTCAGAAATTTGGTTTCGTCATCGCGCAGAATCCGAACAACAAAGCACTCAAGCGCATCGCGCAGAAGCGTCAGTTGAAGGTGCTCGATCTCACAGCCCCAGAACTCAAAGAAGTTGAGGAGGAAGAAGTAAAGCTTCAACAGCAAGAAGCTCTCGCCGCTGCTACTGCAGCCACACCAGCTACCGACACTAAGACCGCCGCCACTCCTGCGTCACCCGCGGCTGCAACTCCCGCCGCACCTGAAACTGGTGATGCACAGGAGGTTGCTTCCATGTTGCAACAATTAGTAAATTAATAGGTATAATTATCAATATGAGTAAAGAAATGGGACCACTGAAGAAAATGCTCGAGGACATGCTTGCGCAAAAGAAGGAAGCAAAGCTGATCGAGGATGCTACGCGCGAGACCAAGGTGTATGAGGAACGAAATCAAATCCTCAGCGGCATCGGAAAGGATATGGGCGGCGTGATTCAGCCATTTCTCGACAAACTTGGCGAACACTCGAAGATGTCCGCCGAAGAATTGAAGCGAATCATCTCAGAATCTGTGCAGGTGACTGTTCCGAATATCGATACCAGCACTCTTGAGCGCATCCTCGCGGAATCTTTCGCAAATTTCAAAATTCCTGAGCCAAAAATCACGCTCAATGTTCCGAAACAATCACAACCCATCGTAAATGTGCCCGCACCAATCGTAAAAATGCCGGATGCGATCCGTTTGACTCCAAATGATAAGCCGTTTCCAGTAATGATGGTGGATCAAGCTGGAAAACCAATGATGTTTCCTGTTTCTTCTGGCGGCGGAGGTGGCGGCAAGGCAGATTTTTTCACGATCAAGGATATTCAAACATCAACTGGCGCATCGATCATTGACGATGCTGGAAATGTAAAAATTTCAGGAGCAATTTCCGTTTCTTCGTCAACTGCGTCGACACAAACGATCGATTCGAGTGGAGATCCATATAGTCAGGCAAATCCAATGCCTGTCGTCGTTGTTTCTGGCGGCAGTGCGACTACAGCATCCGCAATTGTTGACTCCTCGGGTGTTCAATACTCAGGTTCCAATCCTGTTCCTATTGCAATCATTTCTGGCTCCTCATCTGGCGCCACCGGTCAAGGCGACGCAGCGTCCGCAACACGTGTTGTGATCGCTGGTAACTCCGACGCATCTGTCGTCGTAAACAGCGGAACCATCACCACGGTCACAACTCTCACTGGAATCACCAACACCGTTGGTGTTGTCGCACTTGATCGTGACGGCACACCACTTACCACTGGACCGATTGCACAAGGTGATTCGGCAACCGCACTTCGCGTTATCTTGGCTGGCAACTCCGACGCCTCCGTCGTCGTCAACTCGGGAACGATCACGACCGTGACCACGCTCACCGGCATCACCAACACCGTTGGCGTAGTCGCAGTTGACCGCGACGGCACACCGCAATCGAGCGGACCAGTCGCACAAGGTGATTCCGCATCAGCTTTCCGCGTAGTCGTTGCCGGTAACTCTGATGCCTCTGTCGTAGTCAACTCAGGAACACTCACCACTGTCACTACACTCACAAGTATCACAAATACCGTCGCCGCCGCGAACGTCGATTTC